AGAGTGGAGACGACTCTGAAGATTTTACGCCTTTTTCGGAAAAGGCCTCATCATTTTGGCGCTATGTGTCGAAGAGCGATTTTGCACAAGGTCTCGGTAAGATCCTTGTTTTCTTGCTATCTATCTTCAACTTCGGCGTCAAAAGCAACTTGAAGTATTTCATGTCCACTATTAAGTACAGCGGTGCAGCCGCAATTTTTGATGGTGGTGACATGCTGCTTGGAGTGCTCAAGGGATTCGAAATCGTGCTCACGCGCGTTTCTCAGTTCTATAGTACCGGCAGATGGGACACTTTGTTCCATAGCGAATCAACTTATGCCAAATTTGACGAAATGTGTCGTCAGGTAAAGGTTGATTACATCAAGTTGCGCAGACATGATCCTTGCATCAATAAACACGATCTGCTTGTCACAATTCGTGATCTTATTCAGCAGGCCAACAATATGATTAGTATGGCCAGTAAGCTGAAGCTTAAAGATAAAGCAGTTGTTGAAGTTTTTAGTCATCTGATAGAGCTTGAACGCTTAAATTCAGAGATTTCAGTCAAGATCGATGCTCAGAAGCCGCGTGAAACACCGTACGGCATGATCGTGTGTGGACAGTCGAGTGTGGGTAAAACCTCATTCTTAAACTGTGTGCACATGTATAAAGAGCACCTACGTGGTCGTAAGAACGCTTCTCCCCAGGATATTTATATTCGGAATCCGGAGGATGCGTACTGGACTAATCATGACTCAACTAAGACTACCATTGTCGTTGATGATGCAGCAAATGTCCGACCGCAACGTGTGGTTGGTGTCGATAAGACGATGAATGAAATCATTTTCATAGTGAATTGTGTTCAAGCGATGCCACCATATGCAGATCTTGCAGATAAGGGCCAAAACCCATTGATGAATGATCTTGCGGTATTTTCCACCAACGTTGAGAATCTCAACATCCCACTGTATTTCAATTGTCCGTTGGCTGTCGCGCGTCGATTGCCAGTCAAGATTGAATTGTCAGTGCGTCCGGAATTTAGAGTTCCCGGTAGCCATATGCTCAACTCTGAGCTGGTTCCCGATGTCTCGTATCCCGACGTGTGGTGTATTAAGGTTTCTAAATGTAAGGTGCGACCCGGTGAGGAAAAACTGATGTGCCAAAATTTCGTGTACGAAACTGTTGGTGAGTTCACCCTCCCTCAATTTCTAGCTTGGTTCAAGAAAGATGTTACACAACATAAGAAGAATCAGGCTGGTATGATTAAGTCTATCGAATCGTTGGCTATTGTCGAATTCTGTCCAGAATGCGATATGCCGTCGAATTTGTGTACTTGTCAAGTTGAGGTCCAAGCCGGAGAAGAGTCAAACACTCTTCTCGATGCGTTGAAAGTCCTGGCTGTATACCATGGATTTACTTTTGCTCGGGGGTGGGTGGAGATGGCTGTTGCGCAAGCCGCTGGCCTAACCACTATCACACTCGCTGAGCTTGTCACGCATGTTTTGGTCGCATTGGTGTCTCAGGGCATGGTCATGGCCGCTGGGGTGGCTCTCGTGGTTGTTAATCGCGATGAGATCCTCACATCGGCTATGACAATTTGCAAGGATTTTGTGATTGCCCGTGTTACCTCCACGTTTACCGAGACGTGTGAGGCTGCGACAGGTTCAATTGCCGAACTAGGTCGTAAAGTTCATTCTTTGCTTGGTGGTACCAATAAAGCACTTTTGGTATTGGGTCTCGTGACAGCTGCCATTGGGGCTCGGATTATCTATAATCAAGCTTCCTCTGGTGACCAGGCAGAAATGATAGGTTTCAAACCTGTCAGTAAGAATGAACGCGAGAGTGTATGGAAGAAAGACGAATATCCTTTGTCTAATTTTGACATTCCTCGCCAGACCGGTTCACTCCGAACCTTAGGCTTTGATGAGCAGGTGAATTTTCTAGCTAGGAATATTTGCCACAATAATGCTCAATCCATTGCCGACCCTACTCGCGGTGTGGTTTCATCGATGTTGTGCGTAAAGGGTAATGTTTTCATTGGATGTGGTCATACCATTCCAGAGAAACGATCCCAGAATATGAAAATGGTTTGGCAGGAGGGCACCAAGGGTGTTACTGCTAACCATGATGTCAACTTCGACTCGACTGCACGCAGGAAGGTTAATACCGACTTGTACACATACTTCATAACGGATGCTCAACCAAGGAAGAGCTGTGAAGAATTGTTCATGCCGCGCGTCTTCTCTTCAAAAGGGAAGAAATTCGACGGTGTGTTAGTCGGACGGAACAAAGATGGTAAGGTGTACACCAATATGGTTTATGAGTGTGAATTCAAAAAGACCAGTTTTGATGGTGAAACCTTCGATTCTTGGGTTCCAGCTAGGTGTGAACGTAAAACCGTCCGTGGGGATTGTGGCAGCGTTTTGCTACTCTTCACTCACAGCGGTCCAATGATCGCCGGTTTCCACAGACTATTGTTTGAAAACTTCTTTTCGTGGCACATTGCTATCACAGCGTGTCATAGAGAGGATTTGCCAGACTTGTCCAATGTGATTGGCCGAGGGGATCCAAAACTTGATTCTCCTAGCAGTCGTTTTGGCGAACTTCAAGCACTCCACCCAAACTCTCACGTTAGGTTTATAGAGAGTGATTTGAGGGCTGAAGTTTTTGGTTCGTTTAATGTCTGGCGCTCGGAGCTTCGCTCTAAGATGCGCAAGACGGTGTTCTACGATGATTTGGTCGCTCAAGGTATTGATCCGCAAATGTTACCAGCGGTTATGAGCGGTTGGAAAGCTGATCAGAGAAATTTGAAGAAGCTAACCACCAATAACGTCCAAATCAACGAGGTCATTCTGCGTGCAGCTGGTGAAGCCATGCTGAAGTCGTGGGAACCTGCGCTACCATTTGCTCGTGAAGAGATGATGATTTACGATGTCAACAGTTCCCTTAACGGGGTGGCTGGTCTTAGATTCGTTGATCGAATGAATTTCTCTTCGAGTGCAGGGTGGCCGTATTGTACTTCAAAGAAGGCATTTCTGATTCCAGATCCCACAGATGAAGATGAACATCGTGTCCGTGTCACGGACGAGATTATGTCTGATGTGGAACACATTTTGGATGAATATGCCAAGAATAACACTAGTTGCACAGTTTTCCAATATGCCAAAAAGGATGAGATGCGTCCCATTCAGAAGGTATTAGATGAGAACACAAGAGGCATCAATGGAGGTCAGTTTGGATTTACGATTGTTATGCGTCAGCTAACGTTAGCTATGACGCGTATTATGCAATTGAATCCAGACATCTTCAATTTGTGTGTTGGTCTTGAGGCGCAGACAGCCCAATGGAGTGAGCTCCTCGCTCGCCTCAAGCGTAAGGGTTTCACTAAGTGGGTGGCCATTGATTTCACTGGTTTTGACTCATCGTTCATGACCAAGTGTATGAAGGAAGCGTTTCGAGTTGTGTTGGCTTTTATGGATAAATCCGGAGCGACAGAGCAGCACAAGAAATACTTCAAATGTATGTCATATGATCTTATGTACTACATGGTCAATTTTTGCGGTACGTTGATGCAGTTGTGTGGGAAGAACCCATCAGGACATGCATGGACAGTTATCATTAACAGTATCGTGAATGAGTTGTACATGAGATATGCGTACATCATTTTACACCCTAAATTCGATGAAGAGATGGAATTCGACAAATTGTTGGATATTGCTCTCGGATTCGATTTTGACGTCGCGTTAGCCACCTACGGTGATGATTCCTTCAAATCCGTTTCGGAGGAATGCGAGTGGTATAATCACACGGCGATCAAGGATGCAATGGCGAAGTTCGGAGTCACGGTCACCATGGCCGATAAGACTTCGGAGTCGCGTCCCTATATCACTCAAGATGAAGTTTCGTTTCTGAAGCGGAAGTTCGTCTTTAATAGTGATTTCGGGAAACATGTAGCGCCACTTGAGCCTATGTCGATTTACAAATCTCTCTGTTGGAACCGGTTGTCGAGTGTCGACTCGCCAGCAGAAACATTAGCTTCGTGCGTGATGTCAGCTACTTACGAGTGGGCGTGGCACGGACGCAAGAAGTACGATGAAGAGATGAATCGGTTGCACGCACTGTGCGACAAGTACGATATCAAGTACACCAAAATTCCATTTGAGTTCTTTGTTGAAAAATTTAAGAGCGATTCTGCGGCATTTTACGCCGACATGGAAAAACGTGGAAAGACATTCGAGCAGTCTGGGCAGTGCGACTATATGCCTAGTTATTATGTGCCCGCCCCTGCGTATGTGTCAGGAAATGTAGGTAAGTGTTATTTCTTTAGTACCTCGTGTGATTTTGATCTTGGTAATTATATGTTGTGGCTTATTCTTCATTTTGTGGTGTGTTATACTTGGTTTCCGTTTATCTTCTTTTGTGTGAATTTCCGCTTGAATCCAGAGTGGAAAGATTTTCGCTCGGCCATTATTGATATCTGCCTTTTTGCAGTGTTGATGCCGGACCTGGTAACCTTTGCCATCACGACTTCCCCTAGGGATATTTTCGTGATGGCATACATGTGGCGCCGCCTGGTGTCACGACGTCGCTAACGCGGCGTCAAACCAAAGATGTGCTCGTCTGCATTGATCTTTGCACCTATTCTTCGGAGGTGTAAATGCTTGCAGACGGATAAGGGACTTCCTATTTAGGAAGCGCGGTGAACCTGCCGCAGAAGACTGCCCCAGCCGGGGACTCAGGGCTCCAAAGAGTGTACGCCCTGTTTTATATTTCACTTGCTTCAATTACAGCTAATAGTACCACCGACTCAGCAGACTCAGTCAGCAGAGCCAAGATGAGCGGAACTTCAGAAGTTCTCACCTCGCAGACAGTGTCGTTCAACGATGCCGACGCGGGAGAACATGTTGTTTTCGCCTCAGCCCCCAGTGATCAAGCGGTGGACCAAAAGTTCGTCGCTCTCACTGGGTTTCTCGAGCGACCCACGCTCATTCAGACTATTTCTTGGACTGAAGCGGCGTTTGCGGAACTCATCATTGATCCGTGGACGCTGTTTCTCAACAACAGTTACATTAAGAATAAAATTCAGAATTTCGCTTTTCTGCGAGGTAACCTGAAGGTCAAGATTGTGATGAACTCAGCACCATTTTACTATGGCGCTATGTTGGTGTCCTACGGACCGACACCCAATGACATTTTGCCGTTGGGAATCAGTGCTTCGCGATTGGTGCCGTTGTCGCAGCGGCCTCACATGTGGGTTTACCCACAGTTAGGTACAGCAGGTGAAGTAACCCTTCCATTTTTGCTGCCATACAACTACCTTGACATTACTTCTGCACCTGCTGTTACGTTCATGGGACGTCTGAGATTTACAGAATATGCTCCATTACAGAGTGCTAATGGTGCCACGACGAACGGAGTCACCCTTCAGGTTTACGCCTGGATGGAGAATCCAGAAATCACTGGCCCAACGTACCATGCTGCTTTGCAGTCTGGTTCTGACGAGTATGGGAACGGTCCAGTTTCTGCTCCAGCAGCAGCGATTGGTAAGTTCGCCTCGCATTTCCATAGCATTCCTATAATTGGTCGTTTTGCAAAAGCGACTACAATTGGAGCATCCGCGGTATCGCACATCGCCAAACTATTCGGCTGGTCGAATGTCCCCGTCATAGAGGATGTTCGGCCCTTCAAGAATGTGCCATTCCACGATATAGCGTCGGCTCATATCTCAGAGCCAACCTCAAAATTCTCGCTTGATCCGAAAGCGGAATTGTCTGTCGATCCCTCCATCGTTGGAGGACCTACGGAAGATGAACTAGCCGTGTCATATCTCGTCCAGCGGGAATCTTATTTGACTCAGGCTCAGTGGGCCACCACTGATCCAATCGGCACGTTGTATTTTTCGACAAGAGTCAATCCAAATTTGGCGTCTGTTTCTGGCACGACCCCAGGGGGCACAACCACCATTTATCAGACTCCTATCGCTTGGGTCGGGACCATGTTCGCAAATTGGCAGGGGGATATTATCTTCCGGTTCAAAATTGTGGCTAGTAAGTTCCACCAGGGGCGCTTGCGCATTTCCTGGGACCCGGTGGGTTTGACTAATACATCAGCAGATATGTCTAACGTTCTTTTCACCAAGATTGTCGACATTTCGGATAATGATGAAGTGGAATTTCGTGTTCCATATCTTCAAGAATTCCCATGGCTTATCAACAACAAAAACCCGGTCAGTAACAATTGGTCTACTACTACTGATAAGGTTGCTAACAGAGCAATCGATAACGGAGTTTTGTCTGTCAGGTGTTTGACAAATTTGTCAGCACCAGTCGACGTCGCACCTGTGCAGATCCTAGTATTTGTGCGTGGTGCGGATAATCTTGAGTTTGTTAACCCAATGGAATTGGACGATTATAGAAAGTGTTCTCATATCACCATGCAGTCCGGAGACGAGCCGTTTACGCCGTCTACTCAAAACCCAGATCGCTTTTTGGTGAACTTTGCAGACCCTGTGCCATCGCTTCGGTTACTATTGCGCAGGTCTTGCAAGGTCGATGTTATCCCAATTGGTCGGAAGGTTACAACCTCTGATCTAACCGGAAATATCGTACACTACATGACTAAGTTCCCTCCACCGCCTGGATATGATCCACATGGAATGTATACTGCGAAGGGTGTAGAAGTCCCTGCAACGACGTTCCAATACAATTATTCCTACATGACTTACCTTGAGTGGATCGCTTCTGCTTTCGTGGGTATGCGCGGTTCAGTGCGCTGGCATTACAATATTGATGGTGATGGCAACGGACCGTTCTCGAATGTCGAAGTACGCCGTCTGTCTAATGCTATAATCTCAGCACCTGATGGTCCACAGTACATGACTACCTACGTTGCAGCTGATTCATACAGCAAGCAAGCATCCCGATGGTCACTTACTATTCATGAACACAACTGCGGTGGTGGCGTCATTGTTAATAACACGTCTGTCCAACCTGGAATTTCGTTCGAAATGCCGCATATGGCAGCGTCGAGATTTTACCATCCCAACCCTAACTACTACTCACGTGGTGTGCAGGGTGACCAAAGTCAACGTGACACCTACAAGGTGACCATTTCGACGCGGCCATCCACACGAACGAACACGCCCAACACGGTCTTGCACCGATACTGTTGCGCAGGAACTGACTTTTCGTTGTCATTCTTCCTGAATGTTCCACCACTCTACTATAACCCAGGGATGGGTGAGGTACCAGTTTAGAGTTTAATTACTCGGCCTTAGCGAGGACGATCGCAATCCCAACCGGCATGGTTTAGCCGGATCCATCTCTCATACTACGGTGAGTGAGACGGACAATTTACAAAGATTTGTACTACTTGTCCGTCAGGATAAGTATAGAAACCTCCGCGGCCTTTGAGCTGGGATACCATAGCGTTTCTACTCCCAGGAGTCCCTTTAAATCTCCTGGGCAGCGTATGATCTTTC